TTAGATAACTAAATCCTAAATCCTAAGCACGATTTAAAACTGCTTCTGTATTCGGAATTAACCGAACTGATGAGCGTCTGAAAGGACATGCGAAACAGAAAATATAGGAATATAAAAATGAAAACATTAGAAAGAGAAAAAATTATTAATAAAATTGTTGATGATTTTAATGAGCATCAAATTCACGATAGCTATTATTTTGAATATAGTGGCATTCAAATAATTTGGGACGCATCTCAAGAGGTTTATTTAATTTTAAATAAAAATAAAACTTGGGATTATTCAGAACCAAAACATTTAGATGAGTATGTTGATGATTTAAAAGACCAAGATTTAAAAGAATATGATGTTTAAAAACAGGGAGAAAAATAAAATGAAACATATAAATAATTTAATAGATAGCTTTAAAGAATTTCACTTTTACATTATAGAATTATGTAAAGAAAATAAATTGGCTTTCATTAACTGGTACATTTTAAAACCAATAGCTATAATAATGGTTATAGGTGTGTCAATAATTTTATAAATAAAAATGTTGACATTTAAAATGATCGGTGTTTAAATACACATACTTAAAATAATATAGGAGAAAAAATGAGAACAGATAAAGATAAAATAATATTAAACAAAATAATTGAGAGGCTAAAAAATAAAGCTGATGATGATAATGGCTCAAGTACAAGTGATTTAATTGAATCGCTAGAAGCTAAAGATTTACTTGAGCAAATTAAAAAATGGGAGACTGAAATTGTTTCACGTGAAACATTAAAATAAAATAATGTTTGACATTTAAAATGATCGGTGTTTAAATACACATACTTAAAATAATATAGGAGAAAATAAAATGGCATTTAATACAGCATACTTAATTACAACAAGACATGGTAGCAAAGATTATACTGAAGGTCTTGATGAGATTAAAATTTCTATGGAAATAGATTGGACAGATGGAATTGATAGAGGTGAATTAAATATCCCTAGCCACTATTGGACTGAAGAAACTGATACAAGTGATAAAGACTTATATAAGTTAGAGTTTAGACCTCAGTTTGGCTTTCATTTAAGACCTTACAAGCAATATAGGGAAGGATTAGTTGGAGCAATGGCAAATGGAGTAATAGCAGAAGTTGATTCGCTTATAACTTCTCAACTAGAAAAGATGGTTGGCTATCCAGTTAGTAAATATATATCTGTCCATGATAGGTATGAAACACCTGAACAGTATAGGCGTGCGTCTATATAAATTAATATAGGAGAAAAATAAAATGAATATAAAAGATAGAGAAATAAAAATAGTAATAAGAGCATTTGAAGAAATTATAGAAGATTCTGATGTGATTAGTGATATTAAAAATGATTTGTTTGATGTTGAAGAGCGTCAAAAGTGGGATCACGATCATGCTATGGAAACTATAAGTGAAAAAGTTAGTTGTTTAGAATCAGATATTAATGATAAGTTAAATGATTTGTCTGAACGAATTGATGAGTTGTTTACTGAAATTGAATATTTAAAATCTGAGAAAAATTAGGAGAAAATAAAATGAGAATAACAGCAATAATTGTATTTATATTTTTTGGTGTAATATCTTTGTTAGGATTGTTAGCAATAGATGAGACGCTATTTAGTTTTATACTAGGTATTTGTGTCTTTATAGGTGGTTCTGTTAGTGGCTTACTAACTTTTATGGATCAAGCAGAAGAGGGTACAAGATACCAACGTGCTTACTATAAAATAGTAGCTGAGAATAGAAGGTATGAAAAAGTTATATTGATTTTAAATGATGAGATAGAAAAATTAAAACAAAATAATTCTTGACATTTAAAATTAGATATGCATAATGTACATATAGTAAATAAAAGTTAAGTGTAAGTAGAAACTTCAGAGTGCAAGTGATTAATGGGCAGACTGAACACCGATTTAGGTTTCACCATCAGGAAGTGGCATAGGTATCTACTTACACATTTTATAGGAGAAAAAAATATGAAAGGTAGAGATTTGTTTGAGGGCTTTGATAATATAATTTTCGAGGACGATAACATAAATTGGAAGGAGTTAATAGAAGATATTGACAATGATATAAAACAAAATAAGGAGAAAAAATAGTGAGTTATGATCCAACAATAGAACCAACAATATTACAGGAGATAGATTTTACTGTAGCTAGAATACTAAAAGATATAGGTGTTCCATTTACAGAAAAATTAGGAAAGGATTTAGTAGACTTCGTACATAGTGTCAATAGTCAAGGCGATAGACCTGAGTACGTACCTACTGAGTGGGAAGTCTTGCATCTTATAGTAGAAAGACTATTAACAATAGGTTCTTTTACTACAGAGCAAGATGTTTTAGAAATGGCAGAACATTATAATAATATAGGAGAAAAATAAAATGAATAATGTAATAGCAATTAATAATAAATATGATGTGTTAAATAATCTAGGTGACTATGGTGCAGCAGGCTTTAATGTCTATACTAAACCAGTTAACTTTACATCTACAGAAAATGAATCAATAACTATACCAAATAAAAAGGTATTAGTTAGAGACGATAATCATAATTCTGTAGGTATAGTTGGCTCAAAGTATGAAGTAGCACAACACCCTGATGCATTTAGAACTGTAGAAAGAATCATAGCAGGTTCTGACTTAGATGTGGCAGGAATAACTAGAGATATACAGGTTAGCCACGATGGAGCAAGGGCATATGCAGTATATACTTTACCTGCTCATTCAATAGGTGAGGGCAAGGAAGAGACAGCGTTGCAAATTTCAACTAGGAATAGCTTCGATGGATCATGGTGCTTTCATGTAGAAGTAGGTGCAGTTAGAATGATATGCACAAATGGGCAAGTGTTTCTAGACAGCTTTGCAATGTTTAAAGCAAGACATACTGCAGGCTTGAACATGGATCATGCTGCTAGGAAATTGTCTAAGGCTATTGACGTATATCAGAATGAATCTGAGAGGTGGTTGAAGTGGCAGAATACTTCTGTTACAGATAACGAAGCGTTTAAAACCTTTGCTGATGTAGCAGGCTGTAAGTTTGTTACACCTACTAAGGCTATGTCTAGCACAGTAGATAGTTTACTGTTAGAACCTGAAGTTTATAGGAATAGAACTCTTATGAATCTTTGGACACAGTATACTAGTGATGAGAGAAAAGCGTTAGGTAGCACAGCATGGGCTATGTATAACACTATGACACATTGGGCTACACATGCTGAAGCAACTAAATCTACAGCACAGAAAAATATTGCTGCGATACAGGTTGCTAGGCAGGATAAAATTAGACAGGCTGCTAAGAAAAGCATACTGTTAGCTGCATAGTGAGGAAGGTTTGCTAGTTCCTTTTAAAAACTAGCACTTGACATTTAAAATTATACGTGTTAATATTATTTTAAATATAGTAATTAGGAAGAGAGGAAAACTAAATAATAAAACCTTTCGACATACGACTTATACTCGTATTCTGTGGGAAAGTAGGGAGTGAAAATTAGTATTACTAAGTAACTCTTAGAGACCTATCGACAGAAGTAATACTCTGACATGATAGGCAGATACAGAAACGCCTAATTACTATATTTAAAATAGGTATTGACTTTAAATTAAACATGTGTTATAATGATATATATAATATAATATATAAATAAATATAATAATAAAAATATTAATATATTTATATTATAAATATAACTTATAATACTTATATAAAACTAAATAGGAGGGCTAAATGTATATACCAACCTTTGCATATGATGACAATGGTAAGGAAGTTGAATGGGTATGGAATGTTCAACCACTAGACAAAATATTTTGGAAGACTTGGAAACCTAAATTAAACAACGTAAAAATTATAGGGTTGACAGATAAGAAAGAATGTGCTAGACTTCAAAAAGAAATATGGGAATCTGTAATGGAATCAGAACACCCAAAGAAAGAAAAGTTAACAGGTATGTATAAACAGAGAGGGTATAAATGAGAAAAGCTAGAACACAATTAGAGCATGTCTCTAAGACAGGTTCGAGAGGAAAGAAAACACATATTGGCAGAGGAAATGTAGGCTTTGCCACTATGCCTAAGAGAAAGAAAGCTACATATAAAAAATATAGAGGGCAAGGAAAATGATTGATGTATCACAAGCAACACTAGATGTTATTGAAGCAGTTAAAACTAAACAGGTTGTTAGGTTTGACTATGGTAATGACACCATTAGAGAAATAAAACCAACAGGATTCTTCGGAGACTTCGATGGCTTTGAAGGAACTGATGAGGCTACAGACGACAGAGAATTTAGAAGATTTAGATTTGATAAGATTCAAAAGTGGTTAGGAGTTCAAGATACTCTTGATAAAATAGATAACTTAAAGATTGCATTAAGCACAGCTATAGAGATAAACAAAGAAGCTAAAGGACTAAGCTATCCTATAGTAGATATACAAGTTAAACTTACTGGACTAGCAGAAGAGCATGGTCTTGAAGATGAGATGGAATATTATCTTGATCAAGTAAATGAACAAAGTAATAAATTACAAAGTGCATTCTTTGAATGTGAATCAGTTTTTGAAGATGCTATTAGTGAATTAGAATTAAGTTTGTATGATGACTGAGTATGATGTACATAAGATGTATGCAGAAATTATAGAACGAGACAGGATTACTTATCTACATGCTAGTGATGGGATTATTGAGCTTGGGTTTGCTGATGGTACTAAAGAAGTTTATAAGCGAAATAAATTTAGAAACAAATATAAATTAATTAAAAAAAGAACTTGACTTTTATTTTGATTAGTGTATAGTGAGGACTATTATGGTAAAATTAAATGATAACGAAATAAAATTAAACAAAGATCAATACATGAAACTAGGTTCAGATTATAATATTATGAATGATATGTATGAAATGAAAATAGGACATGAATTAAGAATAGTTAATGGTGATTTTATTCTTAAATTTATTGATGATAAAATGTTAGATATATTTATTGGTTATATTTATAATCAATATTTGAGGGAAGCATAATCAATGACCTCGAACCATACGTCAGTCGATCTAGCCCTCACTATATCACAAAGACTACGTATCCGCTTTCCTATATTGGCGGTTCAGTTATGGAGTTCTGAAGGTTCAATAAAAAACTCCTTGACTTTTAATTAGAACTATGGTATATTAAATAAACAATCACAAAAGGAGAAATAAAATATGAGTGATATAAAAAAAGGTACGCAATTTATGAGAGGAGAAGTAAAGTGGGCTAGTGTATTGACACCTAATACTACTTTTGAACCAACCTATCAAGCGTCTATCTACAATCCTATTGTAGTTAATAACTTTGGTGAGGTGGTTGATTCTGATTCTGAAAGTATTATTGCAGGCTTTGAAGAACGAGGCTTTAAACATTCAGTTAAAACTGATAAAGAAACTAACGAAAAGTTTTTATTCTTTAAAAGAAAAGCAAGAGTTAATAGACCTCAGAAAGATGGCGAAGGCAACTTCCTTAAAGATGAGACTGGTAAGTGGATCATGGAAGAGGTTGATAACGATGTACCAATACTAAAAGACAAAGACAATAATGATATTGATATTGCTGTTGGTAATGGTTCAGATGTTATCGTAATGTATAAAGAGTGGGAAACAAATCATGCTAAGTTTGGTAAGTTTAAAGGATTAGATTTAGCAGGACTTCAAGTAGTACAACTACAAGAGTACAATCCTGACGTTGGTTTTTCCGCAGTAAGTATGGCAGAAGTTGAGGAGTTTTAAATATGAATGAAGAAGTAAATAATCAAGCACCTTATATAACTATTGATGGAGTTAATATATCAATAGAGGACTTGCCTGATGAGGCAAAAGGAATCTTTGGTAGATTACAACGACTGAATCAGAAGAAAGCTAATACTGTTTTAGACTTGGAAGAGTTGCAGGCAGGTATTAATTTCTTTTCTAACAGGATAGTTGATATAGTTAACGAAGGAGAAGAACCTAATTCTGATGAGACTGAATCTGATACAGAGGAAGACGACTCAGAGTAGTGTGTGCCTAAGCAAGTTTGCTAGTTCTTGTTATAAAAACTAGCACTTATTTAAAATAACGTGAGGGAAATTACATGGCTTTTATTCAACATAATCAAAAATGTCCTACCTGTGGTAAGAATCATTTGTCTGTAAATGCAGATGGATCAAGCAAATGTTTCTATGCAACTTGCGGTACGTTTCACCCTGCTCCTAAACAGGAATCAAATGTATCTAATATTACACAGCCACCTGTAGAACGTAAGGTTAAACCTATGCAAATTATAAATTCAGAAGGATCATACTCCGCCTTAACAGACAGAAGAATATCTGAAGATACTGCTAAGAAGTATGGAGTTAAAGTTGTACATGGTGCTGATGGTAAACCTTTGGAACATCACTACCCTTATTACAATGGTAATGAATTAGCTGCAACTAAAACTAGAAAGGTAGAAAACAAGGGCTTCTTTTTAAAGGGTTCGTTTGAAGAAACTGGATTGTTTGGTGAGCAGCTTTTTAATAAAGGTGGGAAGTACATTACTATAACTGAAGGTGAGTGTGATGCTATGGCTGCATACGAACTGATGGGAAGTAAATGGGCTGCAGTATCTATTAAACGTGGGGCTGAAGGTGCTGAACGAGATGTTAAAGATAGCCTTGAGTTCTTAGAAAGTTTTGATAATATTATTATCTGTTTTGATAAGGACAAGAGTGGAAAGAAAGCTGCTAAAAAGATAGCTAGGCTTTTCCAACCTAGTAAAGCTAAGATAATGACATTACCTAATGGCTTTAAAGACGCTAATGATATGCTGATTGCTAATAAGCATAAGGACTTTATGGAATCTTGGTGGAGTGCTAAGACATATACTCCTAGTGGTGTTATAAATGTATCTGAAGAGAAACAAAAGTTTTTTAACAGACCTAAGATGGACAGTACACCTTATCCTTGGGAAGGCTTGAATAAGAAATTATATGGTTTAAGACAAGGCGAGTTGGTTACTTTAACAGGAGGAACAGGACTAGGAAAGTCTTCAGTAACAAGAGAACTTGAGCATCATCTTATAAAGAATACTACAGATAATGTAGGAGTGATTGCATTAGAAGAAGATTGGAGAAGAACCATTGATGGTATTCTTTCAATAGAAGCTAATGCTAGATTGTATATAGATCAGGAACGAGAAAAGTTTTCTGAAGAAGAACTTGACAAATTCTTTGATCTACTATATGATGGAGATAATAAAAACAGAGTGTGGGTTCATGCTCACTTTGGTACAAATGATATTGATGAGATATTTACTAAGCTAAGATTTATGATCATAGCATGTGGATGTAAATGGGTAGTGGTAGATCACTTACACATGTTAGTATCAGCAGTATCTGAAGGAGATGAACGCAGGGCTATTGATAATATAATGACTAGACTAAGAAGTATAGTTGAGGAGACAGGAGCAGGAGTTATCCTAGTATCTCATCTACGTAGAACTAGTGGCGATAAAGGACACGAGAATGGAATCGAAGTAAGTCTTAGCCACCTTAGAGGGAGTCAGTCAATAGCCCAACTGAGTGATTGTGTGATAGCTTTAGAAAGAAATCAACAATCAGATGATATAAATGAATCCAATACAACTAGAGTTAGGATACTTAAATCTAGATACACAGGAGATGTAGGTATGGCAACTCATTTATTATATGATAGAGAGACAGGTAGGCTGAGTGAGTTTGAGAAAGATTCTTATGAAGAAGAGGATGCAGACTTCTCAGCCTTGGAGTTATAATATGGATTTAGTATTTGATATAGAAACAAATAGAGTTGGTGACGATGATATTGGTTTAGATACAGTAGACACCTTACATTGTATTGTTGCTCAAGACGTAAACACCGAGGAGGTATTTAAGTTTCCTCCTTGGGAACTTGACAAAGGTATTGAGTTGTTACAAAATGCTAAGACTTTAATTGGTCATAACATTATAGGTTTTGATATACCTGTGTTAGAGAACCTATCTAATTTTAAATTAGGAGGTATTAAAGTTATAGATACTTTAGTTACTTCACGACTATTCTACCCTATAAGGGAAGGTGGTCATGGTTTAGAAAGATGGGGCTATAAGTTAGGCTGCCCTAAGATAGACTTCGAGGACTATGATGAGTACTCTGAAGATATGTTGGAGTATTGTGTTAGAGATGTAGAACTAAACACTAAAGTTTTCAAAGCATTACAACAGGAAGGTAAAGGCTTTTCTAAGGAAAGCGTAGACCTTGAACATTCTGTAGCTTTACCTTTAAGGCAACAGGAGTGGAGTGGTTTTAAATTTAATGTAAAAAAAGGAGAGTTATTACTTGCTGAACTTAGAGAGAAAATGCAAGCATCAGAAGATGAAGTACACAAAGCATTTAAACCTAAGATGGTAGATGATAAGTTAGTTACTCCTTATATAAAAAAAGATGGGGAGTTATCTAAGAGAGGTTTAACAGATGAGGAGTACAACAGATGTATAGAAACTCAAGACGTAAATCCTTTTATGAGAAAAAAATTACAGGAGTTTAATTTAGGATCACGTAAACAGATTGGAGAATACTTACAAGACTTTGGTTGGAAACCTAAAAGGTTTACTCCTACTGGTCAGCCTATTGTAGATGAGAGTATATTAATTAATATAAAGAATATACCTGAAGCAAAACTTATAGGAGAGTATTTAACTTTACAGAAACGTATTGCACAAATTGATTCGTGGGTTAAAGCATTACGATCTGATGACAGGGTTCATGGTTTTGTTATACCTAATGGTACAATAACAGGACGCATGGCACACAACAAACCTAACTTAGCACAAGTACCTAGTTTAAAAAGCTTATATGGTAAGGAGTGCAGGGCTTGTTGGACTGTTGAAGATGGTTATAAATTAGTAGGAATAGATGCAAGTGGATTAGAACTTAGATTACTTGCACATTATATGAATGACGAGGAGTATACAAATGAAATCATTAACGGAGACATCCACACAGCTAATCAAAAGTCTGCAGGACTTGAATCACGAGATCAGGCTAAGACATTCATCTATGCCCTCATATACGGAGCAGGAGATGCTAAACTTGGAAACGTGGTTGGAGGAAATAAAGACGATGGTAGAAGACTTAGACAACATTTCTTTGATAATAACCCATCATTTAAATATCTTAGAGACAAGGTTTCAAGAGCATCAAAGAAAGGATACTTAAAAGGCTTAGATGGTAGGAAGATATTTATAAGAAGTGAACATGCTGCCTTGAATAGTTTACTACAAGGAGGAGGTGCAGTTATTATGAAGAAAGGACTAGCACTATTTGATTCTCTTATAAAACTAAATACTTATGATGCTAAGTTTGTTGCTAACATACATGATGAGTGGCAGATGGAAGTAAGAGAAGACTTAGCAGATCATATAGGAAACTTGGCAGTTGACTGCATTAAAACTGCAGGTAATTATTATGATCTTCGCTGCCCTATGGATGGTGAATATAAAATTGGGAGGGATTGGAGTGAAACACACTAAACATTGTATAACTTGTGGTGTAAAACTTAACAAAGAAAACTGGTACGCATCACGTATTCTTAAAAAAGAATATAGGTGTAAGTCTTGTTTTGATTTAATAAGAATAAAAAACAAAATTAAACAAGGGTATAAGTCGCCCTCTTTGTTTGCTAAGTTCTTTGGTTTAAAACACAAAGTAGATTACGATTCTGTTGAAGAAGGAGATGTTTATATTATAACCAATCCCTCATGGAAAGGATGGATTAAAGTTGGTAAAGCTATTAACGCTTTGGATAGATGTAAAAGTTACCAAACGGCAAGCCCCTTAAGAGATTATAAATTATATTACAGTAAGTTTTTTAAAGATAGAACCGCAGCAGAAAAGAAGGCTCACGCTTTATTAAAAAAGGAAGCTGAAGAAACTAAGGGAGAGTGGTTTAAAATTAAACAAAGCAAAGCTAAAAAAATTATAGAAACAATATGAAAAAATTAGACACATTAGTAGAAGATATATACGACAAGCTATCTGTATTAGGTGATGGCGAATCACTTGATGTAAATGAAGAAGTACTAGACGAGTTTGGTAATTCTATGAAGGAAGCACTACGTCATTGGGCTAACCCTACACCAAGAGATACAGAAACTTTACGTATGTCTAACATAGGTAAACCCTTAAGACAACTTTGGTATGATCTGAAATCAGAAGGTGAAGAAACGCAACCCCTTGAACCTCATCTCTTTATAAGATTTTTATATGGTCATATCTTAGAAGAAGTTATGTTGTTCTTAGTAAAACTTGCAGGACATAAAGTTACTGATGAACAAAAAGAAGTTAAGGTGAGTGGTGTTCATGGGCATATGGATTGTAAAATTGATGGAGAAGTTATAGACATTAAGACCGCTTCTAGTTTTGCATTTCGTAAATTTAAAAATGGTACGTTGGCAGAAGATGATCCATTCGGATACCTAGCACAACTATCCGCATATGAAACTGCAGAGAAAACAAAAGCGGGAGGCTTTCTTGTTTTAAATAAAGAGAGTGGTGAGATTACTTTACATAGACCTAGCTTTATTGACAAACCTCATGCTCGTAATAAAATAAGAGAGGTTAAGAAAGCAATTAAACTTGACAACCCACCTGAGCTATGTTATAATCCTGTGCCTGAAGGCAAGGCAGGGAACATGAAACTTCCTAGAGGATGCACTTACTGTAGACATAAGAACGAATGTCATAAAGATGCTAATGATGGGAAAGGTTTAAGAGTATTCAAATATTCTAAAGGGTTAATGTATTTAACCAAGGTTGAAAAAGAACCTAATGTATTGGAGATAACTAGGCAATGAATGGACGCAAAGCAAAAAGCATAAGACAACATGCTAAACAAATGTTAATTGATTGGCTTAAAACTATGGTTAGTGATGAAGAGGCTAAGAAAATTACTGTAGATAATTTTGTAGACTACTTACCTGCAGAGAAACATGTCTTTGCTAATAGAAAAATGTTGTTGTCTGCATATAGTTTTAAATGGTTTGTAAAAAAGATAAAGACAAAAGTTCGTAAGGAGAATAAGGATGTTAGAAGAATTAAATTTGAAGAGTTACTTGACGATGGAAGAGGATGATATACTAGAACAAGACTTATCAACTATGATAATAATTGTGGGAAGCTATTTGTTTAGTGGTGGAAGTATAGAAGAAGTTGATCATGTAGTTTTAGATAAGATGTGTGATTTGATATTAAATCATTTAGATGGATTAACAGAAAATACAGTACTACACTAATGAAGAAAGGTTATCGTAAACCACGTAAGGTTAGACCAGTCGAGAAGGGTGTGCCTAAAGGATATGATTCTAATTGGGAGTACAAACTTCATACAGAACCTTTACAAGACTGGTCGCATCATGGAGATAAAATAAGTTACACAGTAGAACATACATACGAACCTGACTTTCGTAGAACTATAGATGGTACTGAGTATTTATTAGAAGCTAAAGGAAGGTTTTGGGATTACGCAGAGTATAGTAAGTACATATGGATAAGAAAAAATTTAAAAGAAAATCAAGAGATTGTTTTTATATTTGCTAAACCATATGCACCTATGCCTGCAGCAAAGAAAAGAAAGGATGGCACTAAACGTAGTCATGCAGAATGGGCGGAGACCAATGGGTTTACTTGGTACTCAGAATATAATTTACCTAAAGAATGGACATCAGAATATGGAATATAAATTTAACGAAAAAAATATAATAGAACAGATACAGAGATATGTAGATGGAACATATGAAAGACATTACGCACAAGGAAAGTATCAAGCAACTGATATGATTATAGATGCAGGACATGGACAGGGTTTCTGTATGGGTAACATTATGAAGTATGCTATGAGGTGTGGTAAGAAAGAAGGGGGTGATGCTGAATTAGATTTACTTAAAATAATACACTATGCTATTATAGCTATAGCTTTAGAAGATAAAAAATATCATTTAGGAGAAACAAATGATTGACGATAAAGTAGGAGTTAAACCTTATTTAGGTATTAACATTAATTATAACAAAGAAAAAAAACTAGACCGCTTCAGTCTAGATACACTCAAAGATAGATACCTCTACAAAGAGGAAGGAGAAACATATGCACAAGAAGCTTTCGCACGGGCTGCAGTATTTGCAGCAACATTTAAAGGACAAACTGATTTCGAGTTGGCTCAGA